CCCACGCTGAAGCGATTGACGACGACGAGATAAGCCCAAGAGAGAAAGAAAGACTTAGTAAGGAAGGGTGGGAGGCCGTCAGAGCCGTTTTGAGAATGCTTAAAGCAATTGAAAGAGTTTAGGGAGGTGAATAATGGAGCAGAAATATTCTATCTATGACTTTCCAGAACTTTTATACAACTCAAAAATTCTTACAAATAGGCAGAGATGTATCGTTCTTTGTCTGTTTTCCTTCCTTAACCTCAGGGGCGGTGGTGCATTCACAATTGATATTTTGGCGGAGAAAACCGGAATAAGAAAAGACCACATTTATACTGAATTAAAGCGACTGACCTATACCAAAAAGGTAGATGGAGTAACAAAAGAATTTTCTATCATTAAACGAGAAGGTAAGAAAATCTCATTAGATATTGAGAGATTAAGAGAATTTATAACATCTAAATTAGGTTCTTCAAATAGACCTGAAATAGGTCTTAATGAGACCCAAAATGGGTCTAAAAAAGACCCAAAACAGGTTTTAGAAAGACCTAATATAGGTCTAACTAAGACCCAAAATGGGTCTAAAAAATCTTCTGTAGCCCAAGAGCCACAAAGCCCAGAGCCACCCGTAAATAATATTATTAGAGAAAGAGTTTTAGATAAAAATTCCCAGATAAAAGTTTTAGAGGGAGATGATAAGCCGCCTGAAGAAGGCAATAATGTTTTAGATAATTCTAAAAAAGAAATTAATAGGGAAATAGCTACTTTAGCAGAGAACCTGGTTCAAAACATCATCGTTAACGAGTTCAAGCTCAACTACAAGCGCAAATTCGGTCGCTACCCGCTTATAGACACCAGGTCGGTAAAAAGGCTTACCGAGCATCTAAAAACTTCAGCGTCAACAAAAGAGGAGCTCCAAGACATTGTTAAGCGTCTGCTGGAGCGAATTCCTGAGTTCTTTAGCTTGCGGGATAAGTGGGTAATGGATAAAGGCTACTCCTTCTTTGCCTTTAGCTTTAGAGCTCCAGACCTCTTAAACAAGCCCGTGTCGCTTCAGGCCACTAACACAGAAGGCGTCTACTTCTCTGTGAAGGGAGGTTGGTAATGGGAACCGGAACCCTTGAGCAGCTCAGGAAGTACCTTGAGAAAGCGGCAGGTTGCGACAGCAGAACGTGGAGAAACCTGCTCGGGTGCAACCTGCCTAAAAGAAGGGGAATGGTGCCCTTACTTGAAAGGGCACTGGCCACAGATATTATACCCCAAGAGTTCGCAAAGGGCTACTTTGCAGAGATAAAGCGCGAGGAAGAAAAGCTCCTCGCCAGCGGCTTTCCTCCCCTCTATATCATCTTCTCAGGCGACGTCGGTAACTACAAGACCCTCATGGCTGTCAGGCTTCTTGCAATCAAGACCGTTACAGAGCGCCTCACGCCGCTTTTCCTCACGAGCGACGAGCTTCTGGCCCTCTATCGTGGGGAGCTCCACCTGTGCATGTTCGTTGACGACGTTACTTTCAGCGTTGAGACGGAGCTCCGTCCCCCTTCCTACGACAACGCCCAGGAGAGAGTTCCCTTTACCGAGATAACCAAGCAGTACGACCTGATACTCATTGACGACCTTGAGGAGGAAGCAGTAGAGGCCTTTGAGAAGCTCGTAAACCAGGCCTATAACACCGAAACCCTCCTGATAGTCACCACCAACATTGCACCCCCAAAGAGGCTCCTTGAATTGGTGAGCCAAAAGAGTCGTTCAAGGCTCGCAGAAAGGGGCATTCCCATCTACGTCCAGGGAACCGACAAGAGAGGGGGTGCAAGGTGAACGTCTTAATGAAAAGGGCCGAAGTGGAGCTAACTCTTCTGGGCTCTATGCTTATGTCGGAAGAGGCCTTCTACAAGTGCGTTTCAATCCTGAAGCCCGAAGACTTCATAAACAGCGATAACAGGGAGCTCTTCGCTCTACTAAAGAAGCGCTTTGAGGAGGGAATGAACTTTGAGGAGGTTATTACCCTCGCCGCCTCAGACCAGCGGCTTGAGCAGTCGGCCGGCCTGGCCGTTGAGTATGCCGTAGATAACACGAAGCTCGTTGAAACCCTTATAAAACAGCTCATTGAGTATTCAAAGAAGCACAAAGAGCTTGACATCGCAAGAGCCCTTGCAAGCGGTGAAATCACCCGGGAAGAGGCCCTTGCCCATCTCTCAGACCTTGAAAGGGATAGGGAGTTAAGAGGAGGAAAGGTAAGCGATATAGCTGTTAGATGGCTAAAGAAGCAGGAGGAGCAGCGTCAGAGCGACGAAATTCAAGGCATCTCAACCGGCTCTCAGGAACTTGACGCTATCTTCACCTATAGGAAAGAGCTAACCCTGATATGCGCCCGCCCCTCAATTGGAAAAACCATGACGGCCCTTTCCCTCCTCTATAACCAGGCCCAGATGGGCATCAAGGTGCAGTTTTTCTCTCTGGAGTTAACCGAAGATGAAGTTATGGCCCGCCTTATCTCAATCCATACCGGAGAGCCGCTGAAAAAAATAGTCTATGGCTGGCTTGACTTTAGTACCGTTGTTAAGGCGACCGATGCCGTCAGCAACCTTCCCATATACATTGAGCCGGGGCCCTTAACTCTCCCGGAGATAAAGGCCAAAATCTTTGAGGTGAAGCCGGACGTAGTTTACATTGACTATATTCAAAAAGTTACTCAGCACTCCTCAAACAAGAACCGTAAAGAGTTTCTTGACTACGTTTCGGCAGAACTCTTAGAGATAGCTAAAAGGACCTGTCCTATCGTCGCCCTTGCCCAGCTCAACAGAGGCGCCCGGGTGGGAAGAGACGAGCCTCTGATAGAACACATCAAGGAAACCGGGAACTTTGAACAGGACGCTTCCAACATCCTGCTCCTTCACAGAAACCTGAAAGAAACTCCGGACATTCTTCAGGTCAAGGTGGCCAAGTGCCGGGTAGACACGGCCAACAGAGAAATTACAGTGCCGTTTGAGAACGGTATTCCACAGTTTAAGAGACCAGACCAGATAGAGGTGGAGGTTGAAGAGGACTACGACTACAACTTCCTTGAGTTCTAAGCTGAAAATAGAAATCCCGGCCATACCGCCCTCTGTAAACCACTACTGGGCTTCACGGGGGAAAAGAAGATTTCTAACCAAAAGGGCCCGGGAGTGGAAAAGGTTGGTAGCAAACGAGGTAAGGCGCCAGCTCCCCAAACATAAACCCCTTAAGGGCAGACTTAGGGTAAGAGTTCTACTCTGCGTCAAGTACCGACGCGGGGACGTAGACAATCGATTGAAGGCGATTTTAGACGCTTTTAACGGTCTTGTATGGGTAGATGATAGGCAAGTGGATTTTCTTTCAATAGAGAGGCGATTAGAGGCCTCAGAGAGGGTGATAGTGGAGGTGTGGGAACTTGGTTGAAGATGCTCGTGAAATTTGGGCTGAGGCTTGGATAAAAGAGGCACGGAGGAAAAGGGTTTGGAAGCCATCAGAAATAGCGCGCCTTTTTGGCGTGCATTATAACACTGTTCTAAGCTGGATTAGATACGGTAAGCTCAAAGCAATAGTTATTGCAGATGGAAGCTCCCCTTATTATCGGGTCCACCAGAAAGATTTGATTGAGTTTATCAAGGAACGCCACTCGTACGTTTACGAACCTTCACAAAGCCTACAACGAGCAGAAAAAAAGTGAAGTAGATTGACGTTAGAGGTGACAAAATGCCCAGATATAGTGAAGAGGTTGTTAACTACGCCAAGGAACTGTATTTGACGGTTGATGAGAAGGGGAATCGGGTTTACTCATTGCAAAGCATTGCAAAAAAGTTGCAAGAGGAACGCAACACCTCTATAAACCCTTCTACCATTCTGAGGTGGGCGCGCAAATACGGCTGGGACTCCCTTCTTGAGAAGGCCGCCAAGGTTGCGGTGGTTGAAGCGGCAAGAGAAACCGGCCTTAAAGTTCAGATAAACCCCGGTGAGAAGCTGCGGGAGGAGCAAATTCTTGAGAGTGTTATAGCCCTCAAGAAGGAAGTCTTTGCCTACCAGCTTGAGGCCTGTCGAATAGCCAATGAGCTCCTCAGAAAAAAGAGAGAAAACCCTAAATCCGTAAAAGACAGCTACTCCCGTCTTATTGAGGTTAGCAGCAAGGCCAACAAAACGTTGCAGGAAATGCTTGACGGCATAGAACAGCAGGAAGCTACCAGCGTTCAGCCGGTAATTATCATAAACGAGATAGGTGCAGGCAATGGCTCAAAAGAAGATTGAAATAAATCTGCTTCCCTACCAGCTGAGGCTCTTAAAGTCTACTGCTACCTATACTGCTCTCATCGGTGGAACCGGAACGGGTAAAACTTACTTTCTTCCCCGGTGGCTCTACGTCAAAATGTGCCAAAACCCTGGTGAGGAGTGGGTTGTCTCTGCTCCAACCCGGGAAATGCTCAAAAGAAACCCGATTAAGTACATCAAAAAATTCTTTGACGACAACGGAATTAACTATGAGTTCAACAAGGCCGACCTCGTAATGGAGCTCCCCGGCCTCGGGACAATTTACTTCATCTCCGCCGAAACTCCGGACAGGATGCAGGGAATACACGCCAAAGGGATAGTGGGAGACGAGGCAGGCCTCTTTGACCGCCTCTGGTGGGACACGGCAGTCCAAAGGATAGCTTACAGAAAAGGGCAAATTCTCCTTACCACTACGCCTTATTCCCATAACTGGTTAAAGACCGAAGTCTGGGATAGGTGGATAGAGGGAGATCCTGCCTTTCACGTGGAGAATCCAAGCTCCCTTGATAACCCCTTTTACCCAAGGGAGGAGTATGAGAGGGCAAAAAGAACCCTTCCCGAGTGGAAGTTTAAAATGTTGTTTGAAGGCAAGTTCACCAAACCCGCAGGACTCATATACGAAGACTACGAGACCGTTGAACCTTTTGCCATTCCAGAAAGCTGGTACCGCTTTGGAGGTGTGGACTTTGGCTTTAACAATCCCTTCGCCGTCGTCTGGCTTGCTGAAAACCCGGAAACAGGAGAAATCTACGCATACAAGGAGTTCAAGAAAAGCGGCCTTACAGTTGACGACATGGAAAAAGTTCTCAAAAAAGAAAAGTGCAGCGTTTACTACGGCGACCCTGCGAGTAAAGAAACCCTTGAAACTCTTAAAGCTAAAGGCGTAAACATGAGGGCCGCAAAGAAGGACGTCCTGGCTGGGATTTCCTTCGTCCAGTCTCTCCTTAAATCCCGAAAGCTCAAAATCTTCAAAAATCTCGTTTACATGATAGACGAGATTAACAGTTACCAGTGGGAGACCGATAAGACAGGCGAAATCCTTGACAAGCCCCGCAAGGAAAACGATCACCTTATGGACGCAATGAGATATGCACTTTTCAGCTCTACTCAAGGTCAATGGAAATCAGGAGGAATGAGAGATGTTCAACCTCGGAGGATTTACGGCGCAAGACGCCTTAAACGCTGCACTTAGAGTGCTGGCTCAAAACCTGAGTAATCAACGTAAAGCTTTGGCTGACAAGATTTTAGATTACTACTTTGGTAATCAGGAGATATACATACAGAAAAACCCTGAAGAGTCTGATGAGCATTTTAAGAATAGGCCTAAAGTTTGGCTTAATCTCACTTTCGCCGTTACCAAGGCGGTATGCAAACTTTACAGCGGTAAGGTTAAGCGTGAAGTTAGTGTTGACTGGGGAAAGGAGTTACTCAAACCCCTTACCCGCATCATGCAGAATGTTGACAGGTTCACCTTCCTTACTGGAACGGTAGCGGTAAGGCCGATTTACCAGGAAAACGGCTCCATTCGCTACGCTATTTACACCCCTAACATGATTGACGTTATTCCGTCGGAAAACGACCCAACTCTGCCTGAGATAGTAGTCCTGCACTGGGGAGTGGTCAAAGGAGCAAAAGTTGAGAGAATAGCTCACGTATGGACGGCAGAGGAGTTCATAAAGCTAAAAAACGATAAAGTTGTAGAGAGACAAGAAAACCCTTACGGCAGAATTCCCCTTGTTTTCTTTAGAAATTCAGAACCTCTATGGGATTTCTGGGAGGTAGAGGTCCCGGGGGCTCAAATAATCAAGGCTAATGAGATTCTCAACAAGCTCTGGACTGAATTAATCTGGACTACGATTTTTCAGTCTCACGGCCAACTTGTAGTTAAGGGAGCTCCCCCCGACTTCCGCCCCGTTTTTGGCCCTGACACTTACATCGTAATGCCGGAAAACGGTGACGCCTCTTTCATCAAACCTGACGCTGACATCAATAAAATGCTTGACGTTATCAATGCTCTTTTAGACTCAGCTCTAATGTCTCTCAGAATACCGGAAGGGGCGGTAAGCTTAAAAGCCACCACTACAAAGTCCGGCGTTGCACTTGTAGCAGAACAGCAGTCGTTAATTGAGTGGCAGAAAGAGAGAGCGGAATTCTTCAGGCCCTTGGAAAAAGAGCTAATAGAGCTTGCCCTTCACGTTTACGCTACTCACACGCGAAAGAGTGTGCCCCAGAACCTTGAAATTATCGTTGACTACCCTGAGCCAAAAGAGCCACTGGATAGGGAGGAGCTCCTTGAGTGGCAGTTCAAATTCAACAACCGTGTAGCCACTCCGATTGACTACATCCTCGCCAAGAACCCTGATTTAACCCGAGAGGAGGCTGAAAAGATTTACGCTGAAAACGTCGCGTGGTTTGAGAAGAATACAGGGGTCTCTCCGGTGGAACTCAAAGCTTTGGAGGCTAAACTGAATGGCGGCCAGTAAAGAGAAAATCCTTAGAAGGATTAAGAAGCTTGAGAAGAAGTTAACGGAGCTCTCCCAAAAGTACGATTCAAAGGTCGTTAAGGAGTTTTTAGATACCTGGGAAAAGGGACTTCTCCGCCTTGAAAATTGGATTGCAAAGAACTACAAAGAGGGAATGTCTGTTGACGACTTGGTTCCTCTGCTTTCTCAGATAGACTTTGTTTTGCAGGAACTCATCGTTAAACCCCTTGCTGACGTCACTGATGATGAAAGTCTGTTCAACAAGCGGATATTGCCAGCCCTTCAAAGGAGTTTCAGAGAGGTTATTACTGCTTACGGCCTGTCTATGGCTAACGTGGTGCTTTCTCCGGAGGTAGCCAAGGCCGTTTACACTAGCTATAAGTCATCAATAATGAAGGCTACCGAGGATGTAAAGGTAACGGTTTCAAGGGTTCTGACTCAAGCTGCGATTTCCCCAATGAGTATTGACGACATAATGAATGCTCTCAAGGCAGAAGATGGGTTTTTCAGGGGCGTTACAAAACATAGGTTGGAGACAATAGCCCGTTCGGAGCTCCACCGGGCATTCAGGACAGCAATAGAGGAAGTGAACAAAGGGAGAGGTTATAAGTATTACAAGATGGTGGGGCCTGTGGACGAAAGAACGTCGGCTATCTGTAGGCGCTACGTTGGGAAGATAAAGACAAGAGAGGAGTGGTTGAAGATAAGTCCGTACGTTTTTAGCTATGGGCTACACCCTAATTGCAGGCACCAGTGGATTCCTGTGCCGGATTATTTGGCTAAGTAGTCTTGTGAGGTTTAAGAATAGGGTAAAGAACCCAGACTGCTAAGGGCAGAAAAATAACAAGTAGTGTCCATACAATCTTCATCGTTCCTGATGCTGGGCTTTTAAGCACCTTAACAAGGGTATAGAGGGGAAAGCCCAGGAAAACCACGAAGGCAAGCGTTATGATGATTATTTCTTGAAGACCAATATAGTGTAGGAGTTCCAAGATACCTCCCTGAAAACTTTGACCATTCACAAACCCTCACAAATCCTACATCACCCCATTCTCAAAACAAATAGTATCAAACCAGAGAGGCTGAAAATGGCAAAGGTTATTAAGCGAAAGCAAATACCCAAAACGGTTAAGCAAGTTATTAAGAGCCGGAAGAAGCGTAAACAACTGCCATCTTCTTACTTTCTGCTCCCCAAGAAGAGGAAGTTTCCCTACCGGGACCCTAAAACCGGGAAAATCCGTTGTGACTTGCTCAAGGCCGCCATCGTCAGGGCCGCTCAACATGGTTATTCAACAGTAGAACGCAAGGCCAGGAGCCTTTACGAAAAACACTGTAAAGGAGGCAAGTAATGCCTGAGGAAGCAAAAACTCAAGCGGTAGAACCGCAATCTGAAGAGACAAAAGAACAAACCACTCCCCAGGTGGGTGATACACAAGAACAGATTCAGAATGCTATTGAGGAAAGTGAAAGGCTTGAGAGAGAAGCTCAGGAACTTGAGGCAGAAGCTGATAAGGCCGAGGAGGAGCTCCTTTACCCGGCTGATTATGTAAAGAAACTCAGACAGGAGGCGGCAGAAAAGAGGATTAAGGCAAGGGAGCTCCAAAAGAAAGTCAAAGAGCTTGAAGCTCAGCTCAACGTTTATAAGGAAAAGGCCGAGAAGGCCGAGGAAACGCTTAACAAGCTGCTTGAGGCAGAGCTAAAGCAAATTCCAGAGCAGTTTAGAGACCTTATTCCCGAAGGCTTGACGCCTGCGGAAAAGCTCTCTTGGATAGCAAAAGTAAAAGAAAAAGGACTCTTTAAACCTGTCCCTGCTGTAGGTTCAGAAATGCCTACGTCAACAACAGAGCAATATGACCTTACAAAGATGACTGTGGGCGAGATGATGAAACTCGCTCAGGAGAACCCGGAGCTCTATCAAAGGCTTGTGCAAAACCTAAGAAGTTAGGAGGTAAATCATGGCAACAGGGCCAACCACGTCGGCTAACGTAATAAAACCTGATGTTTTTGCTGATGCGCTTCAGGCGTACTTTGTCGGCAATACAACTGTTTTTCGCCAGCTTGTGAGGGAGTACGATACCCTTGTAGGACAACCTGGAGAAACCGTTCATCTTCCAAATTTCCTTCCCCTTTCTGATGCGGAGGAAGTGGCTGAAACAGATTCCCTTACTCCTGAAATTCTTACTCAAGCTGAAAAGACCGTAACCATCAAGGAAGTCGGAAAGCTCGTAGAGATTACCGACAAAGCACTCCTTACCGCCGTTGGAGACCCACTTGAAGAAGCTCGTAGGCAGATTGTTAGGGTGGTTAACAGAAAGATTAACAAAGACATCTATGATGAGCTTGTCTCTTACGCTGAAGGTAACTCTAAGGTTCTCGGAAACCAAAACACAGACATTTCCTACTCTATCATTGCTGATGCGCTCGGAGAAGAAGAAGACTACGAAGATGCCGTTAACAACGGTTTTGTCCTCGTAATTCACCCGAAGCTCAAGGCAAAACTCTACAAAGACCCGAACTTCATTGACGCCTCTAAATACGGTTCCCCCGTACTCCAGACCGGCGAAATCGGACAGATTTACGGCATTCCTGTCGTCGTTTCGTCTATCGTTGAAAAGGTTGTTGTTGACGCTTCCGCAGGCACCTACTACTACAAAAACCTCCTCGTAAGGCGTGGAGTTGTAGGCCTTATCTACAAACGCAGGCCGCAGGTTGAGACCTTTAGGGACATCGCTGCAAGGACAACGATGATTTCCTGCACGGTTCACTACGCCGTTGGTCCAGTCGCTACTTACCCGGACGGAGCAATTGAAATCAGGTGCAAGTAATTACTCAGGGGGCTTTGTGCCCCCTTTGGAGGAAACCATGGGCTATATCTTGGAAAGGTTTAGGAAGTTGAGAGAGCAGACAAAAGGAGTTCCGGAGAAGCCTAAGCAGAAGCCAAAACAGACAAACAAATCCAGAACTTCGGAGAAGCCTAAGCAGAAAACGAAGGGAAAGAGCTCCAGCAGAGGTAGCAAGTAATGGCATACGCAACGCAAGAAGACCTTTTGAGATATGAACCCTCTATAACCGATTATGTGCCTCAAGGGCAGGAAGACTTTTCACCTCAGATTGCTCTTGCTGAAGCCCAGATAAATCTCACCCTGAAGGCTAAGGGAATTGACCCGGAGAGCGTCCCACCCGACGAACTCAAAACTTTAACCTGTCTCAAGGCCCTTTACCTAATCTTCAACATGAACTCAAGAGACAAAGAAGACATCTTCTACGCTAAAGCTCAAAGCTATAAAGAGGCTTTTGAGGAGGCAATTCAGAATATCCTCGTTATCAACGACGAGGGCGAAACTGTCAGCACTTCTGGTGGTTACATCGGGCGAGGGTAAGGGTGATACAGATAAAGGGAAACTTTGACGCTGTAAAAAAGTGGCTGAACAAAGAAGCGGAGAAATACGAGCCAGCTAAAGCTGTTGTTTATCTTTCCACTCCTTTTGAAAACAGGAAAGGAGTCTGGCAACACTACGGAACCAAAAGAGGAATCCCTCCCCGTCCCTGGTTTGGTGTAAGAAAGGACTTTAAACCTACGCTTGAGAAGATTAAGCACCACTGGCTTAGTTCAAACCAGACGGTTAGAGAGCTTATTCAAGACATAGCTAACGCTCTGATTGCAAATATCAAGGAAGGAGTTGACAGGCAAACTGACATCTGGGGCAGACCTTTCATTCCTCTTAAACCTCAGACAATCAAGAGAAAAGGGAGCTCCAAAGCCCTCATAGACAAGGGACACATGATTAACTCTGTCGTCTGGAAGTGGCTATGAGAAACGAAATCATTGACGAGATTGTAGCTGTTTTGAAGGAGATAGACGGAATTAAGACCGTCAAGCGCAACCTTTGGGACGTTGCAGACGCCCAGCTTCCCGCCGTTGCAGTTGTCTACAAAGGCGAGAGCCCTAAAGAGCTCCTCAGCCGGACTCAGATAAACATGCAGGTTGAGCTGAAGCTACTGACTAAGGAGAGGGACTCTGACGCTAATCTCGTCGCCCTCATTGAGAAGATAGAAAGGGCTTTGGACTTTTACGAGGGGAGCTCTTTCTACACGGTTGTTGGTTCTATCAGCTCTGACGCTGGGGCCATTTATCCCTACCGTAGAGCTGACATAACTCTGAACGTCATATTCCGGAGGCAGTAATGAAACATGCAAGAAAAGTCCTGGTAGCGGCCGTTTTGGACCCAGTAGTAGGTGCGGTTTATACTGGAGATGCTGTCACTGGAGTAGCCACAGTTGACCCTTCCTCTGCTTTTGTGGCTTCTGAGGTCAAAGTAAAACCAGTCGTAGGGATGGTTGACAGAAAGGTAGTTAACAACTCTTTCTATACCCCTCAAAGCGTTCCCGGAAAGAAATACGTTGAGGCCACTATTACAGTTGAACTTGCAGGGAGCGGAACTCCAGGAACACCACCAGTCTGGGCAAGCCTGTTTGAAGCCTGCGGGTGCGTAAAGGAGAGCTCCACTGACTATACAGCCTACAAACTCGGTTTTCCTGAGAAAACGGCAACAATCTACATGTGGCTTGACGGTATTCTCATAAAACTCATCTCCGGAATGGGGAACGTTAAGCTCAACTTCCCGGCAGGAGACTTGGGGAAAGCAGAGTTTACCTTTAAGGGACTCTATGAGACCCCTGAGGACGTCTCTCACCCATCTAACGCCCCAACTGCCCCTCTCCCACCTCTTGTTAAGTCTGCTGACCTCTTTGTAGGTGGCTATGCTCCTGTGGCTCAGTCGGTCAGCCTTGACTTTGGTAACGACGTGAAGCTAAGGGAGAACCTCAACGCTCCAGACGGTTATTCCTTTGCTTACATAGCTGATAGAAACCCAACCGGCTCTATTGACCCTGACGCCTTCTCAAGGGGAGCTCACGACATCTGGAGCAGACTTGAGAGCGGCTCTACTGAAAACCTTGAGCTGACAATCGGTGAGGTAGAAGGAAACAAAGTTCAGGTTGTCTGCCCCGCTATTCAGTACACCGGGGCTGAATACGGCGAAAGAGATGGCATCTTAACAATGCCTCTCAACTTCAAGTGCACGGGAAGTCCTGAAGTTGAAATCCGCTTTTACTAAGGAGGTAAATGATGGCCTTATTTGAAAAAGAAGTTGAAATAACAGGCGGAAAAAAGATAACCGTTAGAAATCTTAATTGGGAAGAGATAGAAAAACTTGAGATGCAGGGAGTTGACCTTAGAGCTCCCGGCGTCCCTCCAGCCAAGGCCATAACAAAAGTTCTCAGGACTATCGGCATTCCCGCAGAAGAGCTAAAACAGATGAGGCCCGGCGATGTTGCAAAGCTCTATGCTGAAGTAATCAACCTCTCATTTGCAGACGAGGCAGAGCTAAAAAACTCCGAATAGCGGTCTGGGCTCTGTTCTCAGACCGCCTTAAAAAGATGTTTGACTGTGAAACCTGTAGAGAAAGGAAGCTTTACAAGTATAGAGGTTGCGACGGATACAGGAGAATAGGGAAAGCAGTAGAGCCGATAGCCCTTGACCGGTTCGGGCAGTTCAGGGTTGATTTCTGCCCGAAGTTAGCCGTAAACAAGACGGCTATAAGGGCAATCAGACTCTGGCAGTTCTACAAAAAAGGATTTCTCCCTTACGAGGGCGGAATTCTAAATCAGCCTTACCGAGTTGTTCAATGGTTTCAAACGATTGATGCTGAAATCTCAAAGATAGAGGCCGAAAGCGATGTTTAGCGACAAAGAGCTGAAAATCATCATAGAGGCACAAGATAAGGCAAGTTCTACTTTTAAGAAAGTAGAAGAACGAGTTAAATCATTAACTCAAAAAACATTTAATTTACTCAATCCTTTTTCTTCCCTTGAAAAAACTCTTGCTGTGGTTGGTGGAACAGCTGGTCTTGGAATGCTTGCCAAGTCTTTTCTTGATACAGCCTCAGCCTTTGAGCAATTTAACGTTAGGCTTCAAACCGTTACCGGTTCTATGCAGGCTGCAAAGGCAGCGATGGGCTGGATTCAGACCTTCACAGCGCAAACTCCGTATGAACTTGATGAGGTTACTGCTGCTTTCATTAAACTCAAAAACTACGGAATAGATCCAACAGACGGTACTCTGCGGATTCTTGGTGATACTGCCTCTGCTATGGGTAAAAGTCTTGATGATGCGGTGGAAGCCTTAGCTGATGCAATGACCGGCGAATTTGAAAGGCTTAAAGAATTTGGAATCAAAGCAAGTGCCACCGCTGACCAGGTAACGCTCAGGTTCATGAAAAACGGTCAACAGATGGCTATAACAGTAAGGAATTCGGCAGAGGAAATCAAGAAAGCTCTGATGGAAATCTTTGGTGACAAGTTCGCTGGCGGAATGGAAAAGATGTCTCATACACTAAGGGGAATGCTTTCTAACCTTTCAGATTACTGGACACAGTTTAAGAATGAGGTAATGGAATCGGGAGTATTCAATTACATTAAAGCTGTCCTTGAGGTTGTTTTAGAAAAAATAAAGAAACTTAAACAAACAGGGAAATTTGATGAATGGGCAAGGAGAGCAGGAGAAACAATAGTTAATGCGTTTGAAGGAGCTTTAACCACCTTAGCAAGAGTGCCTTTACTTATTCAAGAATCCAAGTATGCCATTTTAGATTTGGCTCATACCGTTTCGAAATATTCTTGGCTTGCTTCTCTTTTTGCAGGGGCAGGCAGCATTGTAGCCCTTAGAAGGGGAAAAATAGACACAGCTGTTAAATTGGCTGGTATAGCTACAGCAGGAATAGAACTCACAAAGCACCAGCAAGATTTACTTATAGAAAGAGAAAAAACCGCTGAGAAGATTTCAGAACTTAAACAAAACATTACCGCGTTAGGAAAACTTGAAGAGGAAATCAGGAATAAGTATCAGGAACTCCAAAAGGCTCAGGAAACCGCCGCTCAAGCTACCCAAAAGTTTGCTAATGCTCAAAAAAATGTTTCTAATGCTGTTCAGTCTGCAACGAGTTCTATTTTTCAGCAGACATCTGCTCTAAAAGTATTCCAGGACAAGCTTAAAAGCGTAATAGACGCTATTCGCTGGCAACAGATGTCTCCTGAGGAGAAATACGCAGAAGTCAGAAGTAAGCTCAGTGACCTTTTTACAAAAGCTCTTAGTGATAACGACGTTGAGGCCGCAAAGGAATACGTAGAAACCTTCCAGAAGTATATGAACCTACTTTCTCAGTTTGAGGGTAAAGAAAACGTTCTTGCCGAGTTTAAAAGTAGCCTGGAGGACTTACGAAGGTGGTTTGGAGCCGGGGAGCTCTCACTATCCGTGGAAACTTCAGGCTCGGACGAAGCACAGGCTCAAATGGAAAGCGTAAGGGAAGAGATAGAAAGTATTGAAAATCTGCTCCCTATTGAAATCAGCGTAATTGATAAAGCTTCTAAAGTAGTAACGCAGATAAAAGCTGAGATTGAGGAACTTAAAAAGGCCATTGGGGCTCTAAAGAGTAGGGAGATAGAGATAAATGTTCAGATAGAGGGGGAAGACAAGCTGGAGCTCCTTCAGTCTCTTACTGATAAGCAGGTGAAGGTTGAAGTTGACGGACGGGCTCTTGAACTTCTTAAGAAAGAATTAGAGAAGCTTGAAGACAGGGCTATACAGGTTTCTACTAACGTTAGTGGAATGAGCGATATAGAACGATTGAAGGGCATCATTACCTCACTACCCTCAAGCAGGAAAGTAACCATAGAGGCTGAGGACAAGGCATCTGAAGTAATAGGTGCCGCACTGGAACTCCTTCAGTCTCTTACTGATAAACAGGTAAAGGTTGAGGCAAAGGACGAAGTATCAGGGGTACTTGAAAAGATTAAGAAAAAGTTTGATGAACTCAAAGAGTTCACAATAGACATAAAGGTGCGCAGGCACATTGAGGCTATCTACGAAGACATAGAAAAGGCAATCAAACGGGGGCAGTTAGACCTTTCCGGAGGGCAAGTTGATTAGCTTTATTAAGCTCAAAGACGATACAGATGAGGTCATTATCCTTGCTCCAAGTTTCCCTCTAAAGGAGAGCTCCCGATTCAATCAAACAACCACAGTTACCCAGACCGGGAGGGTTTTCACCTATACACGCTACAAGGAGAGAATCCTTGAGCTCTCTTGGGATTATTTGCCTGCTGACGATTACGAAAAGTTGAAAGGGTGGTTTGAAAAGCAGGAAGGGCAAGGAAAAACCTGGGAGTTCTATCCTGACGCGAGCGGTGATACTGCCTACATGGTTCGTTTTTGGCAAGACTCAATAGAGTTTGAAAACTTTATGCCCGGAGGCTACAAAGGGACTATCAAGCTGAGGGTTGAAGGATGAAAGAGCTTCCTGAAGCTTTAGCTCAAGAGATTCAAAAAACTTCAAGCTTTCCGGTTCTAAAAATTCTCATCAACGGTAATGATGTTACTTCCCTGGTCGTTGACTTTGGGAACATTCAGGAGCTCTACGAGGAAGGAACTAACGAGTACGCCTTTTCTATCGCAAGGCAGACAACCGTTAGCATAGGTGATGTCGTAGAGATATATCAAACATTTCAAGGGTTCTCCGAGGAGCTTCTTTTGTTTAAGGGCATTGTTATAGAGCTCCAGGAAACTGAAACAAAAATAGACATAACCATTGCCGACGAAAATATAAAACTTGACATAGACATCTTGGAAACTGTTGACGAGACCAAATATCCACTGGCTCGCGACAAAGGAAAGGTTATCCCTAAAGGTTTTGGTGATTTTGAAGTTGAAGCAGTCTGTATTGAAACACCCGCAACTGCAACGCTCAAAGAGACTCTCACTAAAGACGACACAACGATAACAGTTGACAGCACGGAGGGCTTTGCTGACTCAGGGGTTCTCCACATAGACAACGAGCAAATCTACTACGAAGGGAAAACCGCTACTGATTTTCTGAATTGTCAGCGGGGCTATAACAATACTACGCCTGACGTGCATCTGTATGGCGCCACCGTTTCGCAAGGCACTACTCAAAAATGGAAAGTCTGTGATAAGCCTTTAGACTCAGTAATCTCCGTCAAGGCGGACGGGCAGGAAATTACAGACTATACGGCTGACCTGACGAATGCAGAGATAACAATTGGGAAAATACCTTTCTACGCTGAATCCCCTACACAAGAAAGCTTTGACTTTGACGTGGTGGGGAGCTCCAACACAGCTGTTTTCCCTGAAATGGCAATAGAGCCGGGACTTGACGCTGCTGTTCTAACTCCCGCAACGACCATTAAAAAAGCATTCAAAGCTTCACAACTCCCAGCCGGCGGGGCTGGAATAGACCTGAGCGTGGAGTTTCCCGATTACACGCCTCCTGTGGGGACCATTGCCAAGACAGAGATTTACCTCATCTACCAGGTAACGGCTTACTCTGTCTCTTATGATAAAGAAACCCAACCGCCACCTGATACTTCTTTAACTGTCACTATTGATGGCGCTATAACCAATACTCACTCTGGAAAAGGAAGCTGGACGCAGAGAAGCGTTTACGAAGGAGTTTTTCTTAACCCAGCAGACAAAAAGAGTTTAAGCATTAAGGTTGATTTAGGGAATAATGTTTCAAGTGCTGAAATAAAGGTTCTCTATGCCCATAGAATTGTTTATGTAGATATTCCCGATAGTAGAAAACTTCATTTAGTTCGGAACTCAGCCTTTGATATAAAAGGAAAACTAAACAGAGCTTGGCTTGCAGTTGAATACTGGGCAGAACTTGGAGAGGACGGAAAGTTTCCGACAATCCAAATAGATGCAACCAACGGAAAATTTTCTAAAACCTTCTACCTCAAAGGAATTTCAAACTCCTTTCCAAAAACCAATACAAATATAGTAGACATATCTCACAACCACGATGTTGGTTTTGATTTTGCTCACGGTCATCTTATGTATATTAAAACAACGAGCACCCAGACACAAACAGCAACAAACGTTCCGTTTACCATCCAAGCTACAAATCAGACAGTTTCTCAGAATATCTCTTTCCCTCAGTTAACCCTCGGTAGCAACGATACTGTTCAAAGCGTTGAATATACAATAGGTTGGAGTTTATCGGTTAGTTCTGACGAGGTGGTTACAGGTTCAGGTTCTCAGGACGCAACGATTTACGATTATGACGACAATTATAAGGTAGGAGAACACGAATGGAAAATAGATAACCAAATAGAACAGGGGCAAACTTCTGTTTCAGTTTCCCTTATAGATTGTGCAAAAGTAGTTTTTTCAGATGTAGGGCATAACATAACAAATGCTACCGTTACTATTGATTTTGATTACTATAACTATCGTGGTGCTGTTTACTATAACGAGGATGGTTCAGTAGCAGGTTCTGCCAATTTCTACATCTATGCTGGTGGTACAAATATATTCTCCAAATCTGGAGATATTATCGATTACTCTCCGGGAAAAGTTTCCTGGTCTACCACCAGTAATGAATTTTTCATTTCTGTTTATGCCAATTTTTCTACAAAGGACATGGATAGTCCTACTACTACTCATACAGCCCTAAAAATCAATTCCATTTCAAGAACTTATAACTACGAAGATCCAGCAGGAAGTGCACCTGACAGCGTAGAGGCAAAAATAAATGAAACTACAGTTTATAGCGGTTCTGGAACTAATCTCAACAATCAAACTCTTCAGTGGACGCAAGACACTTATACAACGACTATTCCGGTTTCTTTGAGTGAAAGTGGAGCAAGTGATAGCTGGGCAAAGTTCACAATCAATTCTGCTCAAGCTGTAGCAACGATAAAAACAGAAGGTATAGATGAAACCTATACAGCCCTGCAAATTGACCCTGCCACCGGGGGAATTTCTGATATAGAGGAAAAGAGAATCCTTGAGAAAGAAGAACCCAATAACACCGTTACAACCGTTGAGTTTTTTGAATTGCCAGTTTTTTCTTTTGATGAGCTTGTAAATCTTGATGTAAAAATCACCCACCTTAACGATGACCCTTCTGCTGTTTTGATTCAGCGCTGCTGGTTAGTTGTTGAATATTTCCCAGTCTCCTACCGGTTTCCAGATACGGTTAAGGTTAGGGCTTACAGATCTATCACTAAGCCCGATGAGTGCATAAACGAAATCCTTGAGAAAGTAGGAGTTTCAGCAGTTAGTCTTGATAGCTTCTCGGGAATTTACGTTAATGGAGCTCTTACAGAACAGACTACAGCCCGGGAGGCCATAAAGGAAATAGCCTATGAAACGGATCACTATCTTTTTGGCAAAAAGCTCGTAGACAAGAACAAAAATACTCCCGTAGCAACAATAACCGAAGATGACATAATAGCTGGAAGCCTTACCGTAAGCTGGACTCCCTTTGATTCTCTCTACTCAGAAATAACAGGAACTTTTCGGAATACCTCACTGACCGTTAACGAACCCTCACAAACCCTACAAAGACGAAAAGAAATTCGATTTAGCCTTATAACAGATACCTCTATTGTGGAGAGGATTTTGAACAGGGTTAAACAGCCACGCAAGATTGTGAGATTTAGGACACCACTCAAGTGGCTTGCTCTTGAACGTGGGGACGTTATAGCCCTTCAAACCTCTCTTACCTCTGGAAACTACCTAATAACGAAGAAATCCCAGGACATCTGGAAAAACGAAATAGAGTTTGAGGCGATTCAAACCGTTTAATTAGGAGGACCAAAATGAGGCCTTCACCTTTTGAAGATGGAATTACTCCACTTGATGCTGACAATCTCAATGAGAGAACAGTTTATGCAATCGGGGACTTAGATGCTTTATTAACTCAGAATAAAACAAATCTTGTAGCAGCTATAAATGAAAACAAAAATAGTATTGATGCTTTACCTAATAAGTGGAATGCAGCTTTCTATCTTGACCCTATAAGTGGCTCCGACGACAATCCAGGAACAGAAAATGCTCCGTTCTTAACAATAGAAAAAGCAATAGAAAGTATCCCTCCTGGAGGGATAGGAACTATTTACTTAAAAGCCGCAACAACATTTCTAATTAACAAGAACATTGCTCTGAGAGGAAGACGGGTAAAGTTAACAAAATGGGGAACTGGTGATAACCCAATTATCACAACTGTCGTTTCGGAAGGAACCGATACAGTTGTTCTCAACTACATCGGTGTTGATGGTGGTCACATTAACTTTGACAAGGTTGATTTACTTCTGCCAGAGTACAACGGAGATAAACCTGCACACTCAACTTATAACTCATTGCTTATACCTCGCTACAACAGTTATGGAGCAGTAGGTATCTCATTCCACTACAACAAAATAATACTCAATCGTGACTTTAAGCTAATCAACGGTTTCAACTATGGTGGAGGATATGATTTTCTTGTGTCTCAATTTTGGGGTACAGAAATAGTAGTGAATAGTGCGAATGCACGTCTTTTGCAAGCATATTACTCCCCTACTGCCCTGCAATTTGGCGTTGTCACTATCACCGACAACACTGACAGTAATATCTCGCTACCAGACTTGATAGATGGTATATCAAGAAACCCTGATGGTACACCCAGAAATGTTCTATCTAACGTTTCCCTATAAGGAGGTAGGTCATGCCATTCTTTACTCTGAAGGTAGGTAATAAAGAATATGTAAACATGCATATTGACAGTGAAACAATTCAAGAACTCCAAGCCCAGGGGATAGACATAGACATAGTCAAAGAAAAGCAAAAAGAAGAACTCTCACAAGCTACTGACCGCTATGTTCAACAAAAGCTTTTCTCCATAGACGAAGACCTCGTAGACCTTGTATCAGAGAAGAGTTGGCTTGAAGGAGTGTTTGATGCTCACGGTATCCCTCCCGAGCAGGTGAGAAAAGAGACAGTTCAGGTAATTCTCGGTAAAAAAACAATAGACGAAGCTATCTCTAAGCTTTCCATTCCAGAAGACTTAATTCCCGACTTTGAAAGAGCAGTTGAAATTGCTCGCATCATTGCATGGAAAGAGGCGATTTGGAAAGCCGAAGCCAAACTTGAGGAGCAAGTTGACTCAATGACCCTTGAAGAGCTCCTTTCCTTAGACGTGAAGCGACTTTGCCAAGATGCCTATGCCCAAATCCCCTTAGAGGTTGAAGGTGATTAAGGCTTATATCCTTGCCTCAAAAGGCATCAGCCTCACTTCCCGCCTCATCAGGTGGTGGCAGTGGGGCTTTCCTTATACTCACATAGCCTACTGCCTTGACCTATCAGACCCTAACGACCCGGTAGTAGTAGAGGCGTGGTGGAACGGCGTTAGATACGGAAAGTTTTCAGAAGTTCACACACCGGGAACGGAGTTTGCCGTTTATTCTGTAAGAGTGTCAGAGCCTCAGAAAGACTTGATGGAAATCTTCCTAAAGGACCAAGTGGGAAAGCCCTACGACTGGCTGGGCATTCTCGGCTTCCCCCTTCGGAACTGGAAGCTGGAAAAGAGCAATAGATGGTTCTGCTCTGAGCTGGTATTTGCGGCATTCAAATATGCCGGAGTGGAACTCCTCAAGAATACCCACCCCCCGGAAGTCAGCCCAAGACTCTTTTTAAAGAGCCCTCTTTTGAAGTTTGAGTATTCAACAAAACTTCCAGAGGTGAAAGGTGCCCTTCAAAGACGCCCTTGCTAAGGTTTTAGAACTTGAAGGAGGACTCAAGCTACACCGCAACCCTACCGAAGATGCAGAAACCTACGCCGGCATCTACCGTAAAGCCCATCCCGAGTGGGAGGGGTGGATTTACATAGACAGGGGGGAACTCCCTCCCTTTGAGCTTGTAGAAAAGTTTTACTACGACAACTTCTACAAGCCGCTTGAAAAAGTAGAAAGCGAGAAAATCCGAGACCTTCTTTTTGAGGCGGCGGTCAACATGGGGATTAGGCAAGCCGTCAAACTCGCCCAGAGGGTTTTAGGGGTAAAGGCAGACGGCATCTTAGGTCCCATCACTCTTTCTGCTCTCAACAGCGCTGACCCAGAGGACTTTGTCAAGGACTATACCCTTGCCCGGATAGCCTTCTATACGGCTCTTGCTAACCGCAACCCCAGCCGCTACGGGCTGTACTTGCGCGGCTGGATAAACAGAACGCTGGAGGCTTTATCGTGGGTTTCTTAGGATTCCTCAGCTCCCTTGCCGGGAAGGGGGTCTTAGAGGGAGTCAAAGACATAGTAGATGAGTTTGTGACGACCGATAAAGAACGCTTTGAGCAGATGCTAAAAAAAGAGGAACTCCGTCTAAAGCAGGAGCAGTTAAGTTTAGAAAGGGAAAAGGCTTACCTGCAGGATACTCAGAGTGCCAGAGAGGCTTACAAGTCCGTGTCAATCTCTCAGGCGGCCCCTTTCATTAACAAGGTTTTCCCCTCAATTCTTGCTCTAATAACCGTTCTTGCCACGTTTCTGCTTTTCTTCTACTTCGCACAGGGCACTTTTGAAGGGCCTCGCAAGGATATAGTGATTTACATTCTTGGCGTTCTATCAACGATTACAACGCAGATATTTGCTTTCTACTACGGCTCCTCTATTGGGTCAAAAGATAAAGACGAGTTCATCAAAAGGCTCGGAGGCACAAAGTGAGCGATGGAATTGAAGAAAGGCTAAGAAGGCTTGAGATAGGATATACAAAAATAGAGTCTAAAGTGGTAACAATCGCTGGAGACATAAAAGACATAAAAGAAACCCTCAAGGAGCTTGCAGAGATAGCTAAAGCTCAGATAAGGATTGATACGCAGATTAAAAGTTTTGCTGCAGAGAGAGAGGCTATGATTGAGAGAATAGAAAAACTTGAAAACGAAGTGCAAGCGTTAAAACGCATTGCCTACGGCGCCGTTGCACTCGCCACAGTCGCAATGCCGATTGCTATAGAGGTGGTAAAACACTTCATAAAGTAGAGGTTGACACCTGCTGCAGATAGGCTATATTATTTGCCAGCGAGCAGGAACCGCTTGGAACCTGCTCGCTGCAAAGCGGGGTTATAGTCCGCCCCCGCAACCAATGAGCGGGCGTAGCTCAGCTGGCTAGAGCATCAGCCTTCCAAGCTGAGGGTCGCGGGTTCGAATCCCGTCGCCCGCTCCATTTTATTTTTCCCGCCTTAAAATTAAACCCC